AACTAGGCACCCGCGCAAACGTCCAGAGGGCGTCGAGCTGGGCTTCCATCGCCTCGTCGTATTCCCTTGCGTCTATCAGCTCGTATTCTTCGTCCTCGTCCTCTCCCAATGCGATGAGCAGGTCGGCGACCGTGTCCTGCAGTTCGGCACTCGCCAACGAGAACAGCGAAACCTGACCCTCGAAGAGAGCCTTGGCGTCGGCTTCCTCGAAGTTGAGGAACTGAACCAGGAACAGGACCGCCTGTCGAGGCGTTAGGATGCCCTCCTTGACCTTCACGAGGATATCCAAGGCCGCAGATATCTGCGCTCCGTTATAGCTGGCCTCGGCCTCGGCTGCGCTCTCTGCGATTTGCTCGTCTACGATAGCGGGCTGGATACCTTCCACGCCCGGCACCGCTTCGATACCTTCCTTCTCTTGGTCGTCGCCGGTCTGAGCAGAGACAGCCGTCACATCGATGAAGTCGGCGGGCTTGAGGGTCTCGAAATAGAAGTCGAGGTCGATACCGTTGACGTTAAAGATGACCTGAAGACCGTCGAGGAGGGTCCGCTGGTAGGGCTTAATTACCGTATTCTGGAAAAGAGAGAAAGAGTCCCGCAATTCCTCGGCGTTATTGCCGAATCCGGAGCCGTCGCCACGGATACCGAACAGCAGCGGAGAGGTAACCCGGTGACCCGCTAATATTTTCGTCGTGCATTCCTTGGCGAGGAATTCATACATGCCGTCATTATCGTTCGGGTTGACGGGCGTCAACTGTGGAGCCGAATCGCTGCCATCGTTAAACGAAATCAGAAGCCTCCCGGCGTTGCCCGATCCGGAGAACTTGTCGTTTACGTGGCGCTCGATGGTCCTCCTTTCCTCGTCCGTCGGGACGCCGTTATTAAACGACAAAAGCATCGACGGAAATAGTCCGTTCTTGATGTTGTTCAGGTGGAACGTGCTGATCTCCCGGTCCAGCTCGACGTAATTGGTAGCCCCCACGTAATCGGGAAGGCCGTAATAGAAGATGCCGGGCTGATATGCCTTGATTTGGTACACCACGGCCGCCTCGGTCCTATCCTCAAGGTCGAGGGCGGGGTATTTTACCGGCGCGTAGCGGGGCTCCCTCATGCGGCTCCAGTCCGGGGAGACGTAATAGCAGTCTATCTTCCCTTGGGCGTCGGCAATTCCCGTCCTGACGGTATGGGCGGGGAGGAAACGTAGCTCGGCCACCTCCGTCCGTACGCGGTTCCAGATGACCTGCACGTAGCACTGCCCATATAGCTTTAAATCGAAGCACAACTGCCGGAGGATATCCTCGTCGGAGTTCTCGAATAGCTTCTGTGTCTTAAGCCACTGGTCGGGGTTCTCGTCTCGGTCCGTAGCTTCGAGGCCATCGCCGTAGATCATCTCCGAAACGCCATTGACGACGGCCGCCTGGATACTGGAGCCGAGGTATAGGTCCCGGAGGTAGTCGCCGTACAGGTTGTCGAAACCATAGTCCACCCAATCGCGCCCGGTCTTCTCTTTGAAGAGGGGCAGCTCGTGCGTAGGCAACCCGAAGACGTTGAACTCGTGCTTACTCATAGTACGTGAAGGTTGAGGCGGCGTCGGGGTGGGCTTCGTAGGTTGTTTCTTGGTACGCTTCCGTCGTTGTCGTGGCATCTTCTGTCAATAATAGTCCGCCGTCTTCCTTGGCTAGGTACGCCCCGGCCTCGGTGAGTAGGATTCCCGTCTGTCCGCCGCGCGTAAGGTAGCCTAAACCCTTCTCAAGGATGACATCCGACGCGGAGATAGCCCGCACATCCGACGCTGACGACCTCTCGACGACACGGTACTGGATGAACCCCTCCGGCCACTGCGGTCCATTGAGGTCGGCGGAGGTATCGGCAGCGGTATCCGAGGAATCGAAGACGAAAGTGGCGTACCTGTCCGTCACCGTTAGCGTCTTGGCGTTCACCATCACCACCTTGTCCGTCGTTAGGCTCGTGAGCTCCAACCCCAGCGCCTGAATCGTCGGACCGTAGAGAGCCACGTTTGCCGCTCCCCGCTTTTCCTTCGGGGTCAGGTACACCGTGTTCTCGATATCGGAGCTGTAATTCTGAAAGACGAGGATCATCTACTTCCGGATATAAGAAAGGGCCGCCAATGGCGACCCCTTCCCAAAACACACAAAGCAACGGAGAAATTAACCCGTAGTGATAGTCACGTTTCCGGGGGTCGTAATGCCATCGAAAGGATAGACGGCCGTTCCCACTCCCGCGGTAGCCTCAAGGAGGTAGTACGGAGCTGCCTCCCGACCTGCGAGGGTCAGGGTGCTCCCGCTCATCTCATTGCGAGCGGCGCCGGAGGTAATCGTGCCCCCGTTGAGGTCCATCCCGTAGGCGGCCCCGAAGAGGTAAACGTTGTCATTGTTATCCAAGACGAAGATCTGGGAACGGTTGCGGCTGATGAGCCGGAGCTGTTCGGGATCCTGTTCTTGGTTCTTTTGTAGGACCACGTTCAGGGTCTGCTCGAAGAGAGAAGCGCCCGTAGCGGGGTCCGATTGGACGTTGATAGTGAAGGACGACAGGTCCGGGCGAAGGTCGTACTGGAGTACGGTCATCGCGGGGAGGTCGGTTACCGTAAAGCTCTCGCCGGAGGCGGTGGCCACAGTTGCCGAGCCTGCCGTACCGTCACCCGTCCCCGCGGCGGTCACAAGTCCATCCACGTAGTCATTCACGAAGAAGATCTTCGAGAGACCGCCGAGGGCGTCCTTGCAATCCAGCGCGCGGCCGAGGGTGATAGTACAGGCCATGTCTTATGCAGTGAATGCGAATCCAACAACGCCGTCCGTAGGAACGGCAGTCTGTACACCGGCGGCGAAGTCCATCGAGACTTTCACGTTGTCGCTACCGTCGTACTGGTAAACCGGGATGAGGCTTGCGCTCTCGTTGCCGGTGTAGGCATTCGTTCCGACCACGATGTTATCGGGGTAGGTGAACACAATTGCGTCGGCGGTGTTCGGGATACCGGCCGTGGGATATACGGGATATCCGAGGTAGGTCACCGTCTTCAGGTCACGGTTGTAACCCATATCGGTTCCCTGCGCGGCGATAGCCTGCTGCATGAATGCGAACGCCTCATAGGACAGATAGAATCCGGCGCCCTCCTTGGCGAGGATGCCAGGGGTAGCGGCTACACCATCGAAGACGGTGTTCATGTTGCCGAGGATGTTGCCTGCGGTGAAGGCGGCGTCTGTTACGGCCTCGGTAAAGTCAGCCATAGCGGAGGCGTCGATGCCGGTCTCGTCAATCACTCCGTCGTTGGAGAGGAGACCCAAGCCCCAAACGGCTCCGGCATCGGCGGCCCACATCAGGCTCTCGAGGTTCTCGGCGGTCTTGGCGGCTACGGTAGCCAAAAGGAATTCGGCGAAGTCCGGCGGGATTTGACCGTCGCGGCGCATACGGCCTTGGGCAGCAATAAACGTCGGGAAGATAGTTCCGCGGCAAACCGTCTCCTTCACCATCAAGTCGTTCAGGGTGAGTACCTGCTCCGTGAGGCTGGTATTCGCTCCGTCCGTTCCGGCACATGCGGCCGCTTGGATGGGGTCGGTGATATTCAGGTTCGAAACTACCGCCTTGTGAACTACCCCCTCGATGAGGCGGGCGCGGTTGTTTGCTAGGGTCTCCGCGCCGGTGACGGCGGCGGTAACATACGGCAACGCCAATTCACCCGCGTAGGTGTTGTCAGTTACCGTGATGTCGAAGTTGTACTTCTGGGACTTCATGAGAAATTGGAAATGATGTTGAAGGCGCGATCTACGCCCTTCAGGTTGGGGTTGGTTTCTTTCTTAAACTCTTGCTTCGGCAGGACCCGATCCGGGCTCGCTGCGGGCGCGTCCTCCAGCTTGGCGAGGCGCGTATTAATAGCTTCGAGGGCGATGGCCATCTCGTGGGTAAGGTCTTGCAGGTGGCTCGACATCTCCTCCTTCTGGGGCTCCTCCTCCTCGGCCTGTGCTTCGACTTCCTCGGCGGGGGCCATCGCTTCCTTCACTACCTCGACGATCTCGGCAGCTACCTCCGGAGAGATTTGGAACTTGTCTACGAGGGCGGCTTTTACGGCGGCCATCTCGTCTTTCTCTTCCTCCTCTTGGGCTTCGACCTTCTCCTCTTCCTCGTCCATCATTTCGACGACCTTGGATTCGGCGTCTACGTTCAGGGTGCCACCGTCGGACAGTTCATACGCTCCGGCCTCCAGGGGGGCGGCTTCGCCATCCTCGGACAGGACACGGACGGAGGCGCCCGCGCTAAACGCTTCGGCTTCGGTAGCGACTACACGCCCGTCATTGAGGCGGGCTTCGGCGTAGAGGTCTTGGCGCTCTGCCTCGACGACAGACTTTACGGCCTCTTTGAGTTTCTCGATTACGGACATAGGGTTTCTTTTCATTGGCGGATATAACGCCGGTTTACTTGTTGGCGAGGAGGGGGTCGAGCTCCTCGTGAGTCTCGCACGGCATGAACATCTTTTGACCGTTCACCTCGTGGGGGTGGTGGCCTTCACACCCTAGCGCCGAGGCCATGAGTTCGGCTTCGAGCGGGGTCCCGAAGAGGGGCTTGCCGTCTAGGAATGCAATCGGCTCCAATACGTCACGGACTGCGGCGGCAATGGTCTCGATGGTGATGTCTTCCATCTTGATCAACTTGTCGATAAAGTACCCCTCGATGGAGAACCCCCTGTATTTCTTATCCTTCACATCGTTCCACACTTCGCCGTTGTGGACACGTACCGAAACCATCCACGTCCCGGCCGGAACATCGAAGCCGTACACGGCGGCCTTGTCTCGGTCCTTGTCGGCCACGATCCAGCTCTCGAAAATGGAGAGGCCGTCCACCTTGGTCTGGTGCTCGACGGTATACTCTCCATTTCGCTTCTGACGCATGAATAGTTCGGCGGCCTGCTGGACGGTATCCTTGGAGAAATAGACCTCGAATTCTTCCTGCTTACTTTCATCGAAGCGGGGGATCATCTTGTCCGGGATGAGGGCCGGGCCGATGAGTAGCTTTTTGTCTTCGTCGACCTTCGCCAAGGTGAGCTTCTGCTCCTTGTTGAAGTACACGAAATTCTCCTCGATGGCCGGGAACTTCACGAGGCTGATGGCCTCCACCCCGAAATCGTCCTGCTCCTCATCTATCAAAAGTTCGACGGTCCTCATAGCGTGGTCTGTATTTGTAGCTCCCGGTCCAATGCTTGGCGGTTGCTGATTTCGTTTGAAACTACATATGCCCGCACGGGTTCCGGTGTGGGCGTCTGCTGGTTTGGGATGAGGGAGCCGACATCGACACCGACGGACTGGGCACCTCCCCCAATGGACCCTCCGCCTCCGGCAGCGCCCCCGGAACTTCCGCCCCCGCTGAACTGCTGGGACTTGATTGCGGCCACCTTGGCCAGTCCAGAAGCTACGGCCACGCCGGCAGCGATTGCGGCGCGCACGGGAGCGTCGGGGGACGGGATGGCCAGTTGTGAGGCGTACGCTTTTTGGGCGGCCATGTATGTCGACACCAAAGTCTCGGCAACGCTTAAAGCCTGGTTTCTTTTGAAGGCTTTCTTTTGACCTTCCTCGGTGTCTTTACTGAACGACTGGTTCAAGCTAGTGAGCACGGAGAAGGTGTCGGAGATAGCCGATTCCTTGAGGGCGGCCATCGCTGCCTCGGCCGCTTCGGTATCTTTCTTGCGTTGCTCTTCTGCCGCGTCGCGAATCTTCTTGGCTTCGTCCTCTTTCTTTTTCTCGGCCTCTAGTTCGAGGGCGTCATACTTGGCGTCAATATCGAGCAGGGCGAGGCGCTCCGCTTCCTTGAGTTCTGCCAAGAGCTCGACATTCTCTCCAGCCTTCTCCCGTAGCGTATCGAACTTGGCCTTCTCCTTTTCTATCTCTTGCGTCTGTGCGTCCTCTCGCTTTAAGGCGGCTTCGCCGAGGGCCTTTTGCACTTCCTCCTCGGCCTTGATGATGGCCGCGGCGGCGGCTTCGGTTTCGTTGGTGCGCTGGAGCAGTAGCGTCTGCCGTTCGCCCTCGATACGCTTCCGCGCTTTCAGGGATCGGGTCTCGACTTCGATGACGCGGGCCTCGGCTTCGGCGACGGCCTGCTTCGTCTCCTCGTCGCTCTCGGCTAGGGCGGCCTGCTCCCGCAAGATATCGGCCCGCTCCCGTGCCATCTTTAGCTCGGCGTCTACGGCAGAGAGCTCCGCGGCGATAGCTTTGTCCAGGGCCGCGATCCTATCGTCGTAGCTCATGGTCTCGTCCTCTACGAGGAGGCGATTCTCGGCTATTATTTTATTCGTCTGTGCCCGCACCTTGAG